CATTACTTAAATTACCAAATGCCTTGTCTAAAGAAGTTTGTTGTTCTATTGGTTTTTCAAATGGGTCAATAATATTGATAGAACCCTTTTGTTCAAAAGGATCTATAATTTGCGTAGCCATAATAATAATTATTTATATTTATCTGGAAATTTTTTCTTCAAGAAACTTTCAATTTCAGCATCTGTAGCACTAGGATTTGTTTTTTTAACAGTTTGAAAATCAGATGTTGATTTAATATCTGCAGGTGCTGCTGCAGCTGTTGTTCCTTTTTGTTTCTGTGCAAAATCAGCTAAATTTCCACCAGATAAAGCAAGTAATTGAGAAACAATATCTTGATTTCCAGCTATTTCTTTATTGTATAAGTCTTGTTTAACTTTAGATAATTTTCCAAATGCTTCTTTAAAGTCAGTAGCGTTTAATCCTTGTAATTCACTTGCAACTTTTAATGCTTCACCACTAAGAGTTGGTGTTTTAGGTGTTAGTAATAATTTCATTGTTTCTTTTGGAAACGCTTTAAATAATGGTTTGTATTGTTCAGGAACTTGACTAGCAAATTCATCAATTGCTTTTTGTTGTTCTTGTTCTTTAGTCATTGCTGTTACAGCAGACGATACTTTTAATCCTTCAGTAAAAGCCGGTAATATAGATTCACCAATTCTTTTGCCTTGAGAACCAGCAGATATTAAACCTAATCCTGTTAATGCTTCTGGGCTACCAAGTAATCCCATTAAACTTAAAGTGTTATTTGTTCTTCTGTCAGAACCTAATAATGATTGATTTTGTACTCCCATGTCTAAACCTAATCCACCATCTGAAGATGTTGATTCAGTTAAACCAAGTTCATCATTCGCACCATAACCGTAATATTTCTTTAATAATTCTGTTAGACTATCCATTATATTAATCCTTGTTGTTGTAAATAGTTTGAGTAAATGCCTGCTGTTCTTGGTTGTGTTCCTAATAATCCTTGAGGATATAAAATATTATTTACACCTTGTTTAGCAGAATTATAAGCATCAAAAATAGTTTTTCCTGTACCATACTGAGGAATATTGCTTTGTGGTATATTCATATTAACTCCTGCTACTTCTTGTTTAGGAATTAAAGCATTAGTTGCTGTTCCTAATAAAGCTGACATTCCTAAAGTCTTTGCAATATCAGCAGGTGTTTTTGGAATAAATGAAGTTAAAAAATCTGTTGGTGTAGATGGAATTAAATTTGAAATAGATCCTGTCAAAGGATTAAATGTACCACCTGCTCCTAATATTCCTTGTGTTGCAACAGGGACTGCGCCTTCTGCTATTGCTGCTGGAGTTAATACTGGTGTAGACCCAAATAATGTTTGAGATAAACCAGTTCCGCCTGTATATTGTGCAGCGCTTGCAGCTTCTGCTGCTGCTATGTCTGCTGCTGTTGAAGATCCAAATGTTGATGCAGCTGCTTCTGTTTTTGGAATAATTGAATTTATAAAATCTAAAGATGGAAAAGTGTTAGCTCCCAAAGAAGTTCCTAAAGCAGTTATCTCAGGAGCAATTAAACCAGCTCCTATACCACCTAAACCTGCGCTTGTTCCTGTAGCACCTAAAGCTGCTATTTCTGGAGCAATTAAATCTGCTCCTAGACCTCCTGCAAGAGCTTCTCCAGCTAATAATTCTCCTGCTAAATATGGCGCTCCAATAAATACTGCAGCTGTAGCTATTGGATTATCTGTAACTGTATCAATAACGCTACTAATTGTATCTCCTACAAAATTTGCAACTCCACCCATATTATATTAATCCTAATAATCCTAAACCTGCTGCACCAAGTCCACCATAAGCAGCACCAGCTCCTGGTGATAATCCACTAAATATACTTGGTAAAAATTGTGATCCTAATAATGCTCCACCTAATCCTAATGTTAATGGATTAGATTGTGTTTGTGTGTCTCTAGTTTGTGTGGGCAATCCTGAACCAATTGGAGTAACAAGACCAGCATATTGTTGTAATGCTTGAAATGGAGCTTGTTGATATTGTCTTTGTAATTGTTCTAATTGCTGACCAGTTGTAAATAAACTTGGAACTGATTGAGCAACTCCTAATTGATTTTGTCTTTCTTGACCATAAGATTGGAAAGCATAAGGTAAAGCTCTTTGCGCTACAATATCTGCAACTTGTTGTTGAGACATAGGAGAACCTGGAGTTCTTCCTGCTCCACTAAATTGTTGAGCAACTGTTCCATACGCTTCTTGTCCAGCTCTTTGAATTATTGGAGATAAAAATGGATTAAGATAATTACCAGCTAATGTACTTGCTAGTTGTTGTGCGCCAGCAGTACCTAATGATTCTTGAATTCCTAAACCAGTTAATGTTTGTTCACTTGGAGCAACATAAGGAGACGTTGCACCTTGCTGATATAATGTTGATGCGTTTGCTAAAATTTGATTTAATGCTGGTTGAGCTGGAGCATAAGGATTTACTGATGTAACTGTAGTTCCTGATCCACCGCCACCACCGCCTAGAAATGACATATTATTTTTCCTCTGTTTTTAAGTTTTTTTCTAATACTACATGGGTTCTATAGTACTTATGTTTATCAAGAATCTTTTGCCAACCTGGTCTTGCAATTAATTCCATGCAATCGCATCCTTGATCTATAGCAAAATTTTCTATCTTTACAATTAAATCTTGCCATTGTTGTCTATTCTTACCTGTAACCATAGGCAAATGTAAGACTTTTTTAATGCTTCTTTGTATGATTTGTGAGAGAACAAGTCCATTAAATTGTTCATCTACATTAGGTTTTTTCTCATCCCAAATAATCCAAAGCTGTAACTTACCGTCTTTTATTAAATCTTTGTAATGGTCAGTATGGTGATGACTGCCAGAATATATTAAAGCATTTCTAATATACTCTTTAACTAAAATCCAAACTGATTCTATTTTCTCTTTTGGTATTCTAATAACATCCATTAATACTGAACATGTAAAACTGATATTACTCCAGTAACTGTATTGGCAGTTGCTGCTTGAATCTTTATTAAATCACCAGCTTCTAAAACTATACTACCTTTAGCAAAGTTCTCAGTAGATCTAGCTGACATAGTTGAATGAGATATTTCATACTCAATACTTGCAGATGTATCAGTAACATAAACTTGTACGTTAATACTACCAGACTCATTTGTTAATTGTATTGTTTTAACTATTGCAGTTGTATTGGCAGGGACAGTATAAATAAGAGTTTTGTTTGTAGTAGTTAAATCTACAAAATAACTTTTATATGTATTAGCCATTTACTTTTTATTGAAATACTTTTTAACATCCTCAACCCATTCTTCAAAGAATTTAACAGAATCAGCATATAACTTCTCAGTTGATTCTTTAACTTCTTTATAAGAAGGAATTTTAAACGGATTAAAATTAAACATAGTGTTCTCCTTATATTATTTTGTTGATAAAATCCATCTCATCTTGTGAATATGGAAACATAATTAACTCCTTTGTTAAGTATGCACTATATAATTGTGCAATGCACAATAATCAAGTATTTAATTATTTTACAAATTTAGATTTAATGTATTCTATTAAATCATTTATAACTGATTGATATTTCCATCCTATAAATCCACCAATTATTAAACCTATTATTAATGTTATCATATTGTCTATATATTAAAAATTTAAAACAAAATCAAGTAGCTTGAGCATTAGTAGTTAATAGACGCAAAGAATATGGAACTATTGTATCTCAATTAGATGAGATTTATCATAATGGAATTGATGCTTGGAAAGCAAGATTAGCTAATATTAAAGCCAAATATCCTAAAGAATAGACTTAACTTCTTCTTCAGTTAAACCAAGTGCTTTTAACTTAGCAATAGCTGATTCTTTTCTAGCTTTTTCTTGTGCAATCTTTTCTTCTCTAGCTAGTCTATCTGCTTCTGATTGAATAGCATCTTGTTCTCTTTGTGCTATTTCTTCAGCAGTAAATTCTATTTCAAATGTGCCTTCTGGTGTTACTAATAATTTTTTCATTTATTTAAGTCCATAAAGTTTAAAGTTTCCTGTAGTTATATTTCCTGAATTAAAATAAAAAGTAAATCCTGATATAGCTGTAGTGGCATCTCTTAATAACATTGCTCCATCAACTATTTTCCAACTGGTTGCATCACTATTATTCTGACAAGCATTCCATCTACTCCATTTATAATGAGTTGTACTTAATGGATTGTGTATTGTCATTTCACCACTAATACCACCATGAGATGCTGTACTAAAAGTATCTAAACCTGTAACATCAACATAAGATTGAGCAGAAGCACCTACAGAAGCATATAAATAATTTAAAGATGTATCTGCGTAAAATTGACCAAATACATATCTATAATTAGCTGTTGTTACATCAGCATTACTTCTTCTATATCTTATATATAGATATGCAGCATTTGTTGCAGGAACTATATTAGAAAAAATTAATTTATAATTTTTATAAGTAGATGTAAAATAACCATCAAATGAAAGTGTGGCTTGAGATGAAGCATCAGTTGTAGCAAGTAAAACATAATCGCTGGAAACCGAACTGAACGACAAAACCCCACTTCCATTTGTTTGAAGCACTTGTCCTGAAGTTCCGTCTGCACTTGGTAGAGTTAAAGTTAAATTTGCAGCTAAACTGTCTGCTGCTTTTAAAGCAACATAGTTTGCACCATTATCAGTATCTTCAGGTAATCTAATTTCAGAACCAGAAGTAGCATCACCAGTTACAGCGAAAGGAGTAGTAGTTCCACCAATAGTTGCAAACTCTAATGCAGTTGCACCACTATTAGTTCTTAATACTTGCAATGAAGTTCCAATAGTTGTTAATCCTGTTCCACCTCTTGTAGTAGCTAAAGCAGAAGTAAATCCAGTTACATCAAAATCCCATGAAGCAGCAGTTGTTCCAGTAACTAAAATACAAGTACATGTTGCAGTTGTGTTACCTTGTAATGTTCCTACTAAATTAGAACCAGATGAATTTACTGTAAGCGAACCAGTTGAGTTGTTATGAATTTCAAAAGTATGTCCAAGTGTTAATGTAGTTACAACTGGTAACACAACAGTTTGTGTAGTTGATCCTGTAAAATATTGTTTATAGTTACTTGATACTGTTAATGTAGTTGTACCAGCAGCTGTGGCAGTTGTTGAATAACCAATCTTAATATTATCAATAGTAGGTAATGTTAATGTTTTATTAGTTAATGTTTCTGTTCCTGCAAGTGTAACAAAATCTCCATCACTTAATGCTGTATTAAATTGTGCAGTTGTTCCTGTGATTGTATTAGTACCAAGACTAATAGATTTATTAGTTAATGTATCTGTTGTATCTTTACCAACTAACGTATCTGTAGAAGTTGGTAATGTTAAAGTACCTGTATTACTAATTGAAGATATTACAGGGGTTGTTAAAGTTTTGTTTGTTAATGTTTGAGTTCCAGTTAATGTTGTAACTACAGAAGTATCAATAGCTATTGTTCCACTACTAGTAATAGTTCCGCCAGTTAAACCAGTACCTGTAGCAACAGATGTTACTGTACCTGAATTAGATGGTGTTACTTGTGTAAATGTAATTGAAGTTGTTCCTAATGTAGCACTTGTGTCTGTAGTACATAAATATATTGTATCAGCATTTGCTGTTCCTTCTTGAATAATAACTAACTGTCCAGCAAGTTCTGTAATAGTATCAAAATCAGTATCTCTAGAAGCTGAACCAGAAGCTACAACAGTATAAATACCATTTTGTGAAGCTGTTGTTTGATTTTTTAATAATACTCTATCTCCTGTTACAAGTGTAACTCCATCTAGTGTATCTCCATTTTCTAAAGCAGAAGCTATTGTTACATTGGCAGTAGATGCAGCTCTACATATAATTCTAGTTTTTAATCCAGTAACTAAATTATCTACATAAGTTTTAGTTGTTGGTTCAGATCCAGCAGTTGGTGAACTTAAACCTGATATAGTTCCACCAGTTATAGCTACATTACTTGCTGCTTGAGTTGCTATAGTACCTAAACCTAATGTTGTTCTTTGGTCAGAAGCACTAGCATCATCAATTAATGCTTTACCGGCAGTTGTTAAATCAAATACCGCAGCTGTTCCTGATCCTGTAAATTGAATACCTTTATCAGCTGCAGAAGTTAATCCTGCAATAGCTTGAAGTTCAGCATCGTATGCTTGTACATTTGTACCAATAGCTAAACCTAAATTAGTTCTTGCAGTAGATGCAGATGAAACATCAGATAAATTATTTGAAGCTGTTAACTTTGTTCCAAGTTGTGTTTGAATAGCACTTGTTACTCCAGATACATAACCAAGTTCAGTATCTGTTACTGATGATACAGCAATTTTTCCAGAAGAATTAGATATAGCAGCTCTACTAGCTGTTAAGTCAGATGTCGCAATTGTTGTAGCAGCACCTGTTATTGTAGCTTGTTTAGCAGTTAATTGTGTTTGTATTGCAGATGTAACTCCATCTAAATATCCAAATTCAGTATTTGAAACTGCTCCGCCACCAATTTTAGTTGCATCAATTGCAGCTGCTGTTGCAACTTTAGCATTAGTAATTACTAGTTCTGGAATTGAATCATTTGTTTTAGATAATGCACCAACATAAATACTCACAGCTTCATTAGATAATGAACCACTATCCCATGTTACTGTTACAGTTGTATTAGTTGAAAATGTAGTTGCACTAATTGTTCCATAAATAGTTCCTGGAGTTGTAGCTATTGCTTTAACTCTACGACCTACATGATAAAAACTTGTTACATCTACACCAGATATTGTGAATGAAGTTGCTGAAGCATAAGCAATAGTAAATGAACCATCACCATCTCCATAGATAACCCATTGAGAATCGTTATACCATTCTCTAATTTCTGCAGCTAAACCTCTAAATGTATTATTAATGTTAGAAGGTAACATTCCTTCTGCAACACTAATTGAACCTACAGTAGTATTATTTGCTGCTGTGGTACTAAAATCTTTTATTCCTGCCATATTAATCTCCTATGAACCATGAGAAAACTTTATCGTTTTCTGTATTGAATTTGTTTATATATGTATTTACCGCTTCTTCAAGTTGTCTTTGAAAATATTCTTGCGTCTCAAATGAATATCTAACATTATCTATATCTTTTTCAACAACTTCTACCATTATCTATATCCTGCTCTACTTGCTATAATATCTATACCTTGAGCATGATTCCAATTTGTTCCAGATGCTATTTTAACATTAGCTCTAACATATCTTCCGGATTGTCTTACAGGATTAATACCACTATTTGTCATAGTAGAACTTGAAGATTCTGTTTCTGTATCTGCAAGGCGTTCTCTTGTTTTAACCGTAACAGTTGCTGTCGCATCTACAATGGGTCTAATACCAGTAATGTTTGCTCTTACACCTGGAAATACTTCTTGCTCTGATGTTTCTATTTCAAATGTTAATTGATTACCAGAAAAAATTGCTGCTTTGTAATCATTAGTAATACCACCTAAATACAACTGCCCACCAGACCAGAAATCTGAATCTAATGCAATATTAATATCATCTAAGTTTTGAGATATAATATCCATTAATTCTACAGTATAAGCTCCAACAAATTGTGAAAATATTTGGCTAGCACTAGCTTCTGCTAAAGACCATTTTTGAGTTGCATAATTATAAATTAAAATCT